ATCAGATGAAGAACTAATAAGAGCAAAACAAAAATGTGAGTATCTATCAGCGTGTGTAGATTACTTAGATAAAACAATCAGACAAATATCAAATAGAACATTTACTATTAAAAACGCCATTGATTGGCGAAGATTTACTAGTGGCGCTGTGTAATGGTTTTAACAAAGTATATTGTATTAGAAAAGAAAAACGAAGTCTATTTAACACTAGACGCAGAGGACGGTATTCGTAGAGATATAGGAGAATACTTTACTTTTGAAGTACCTGGTTTTAAATTTATGCCTCAATATCGTAATAGAGTATGGGACGGTAAAATTAGATTATATAACTATGCGTCAAAAACAATCTATGCAGGTTTGTATCCTTACATTCTTAAATGGTGTAAAGACAATAATGTACAAGTTGTAAATGGCACAAAAATAAATGATGTAACAGTAGATGAACAGGCCGTTGATGGTTTTATTAAGGCATTAAAAATACCATTTGCTGTTAGAGATTATCAAAAGGAGGCATTTGTTCATGCAATTAAAAAATCAAGGTGTTTATTACTTTCACCCACCGCTAGTGGAAAATCTCTTATTGTTTACCTTATTACTAGGTTTAACTTACTTAGATTAAAAAGTAAAAAGAATAACAAAGTATTAATTATTGTACCTACAACATCATTGGTAGAACAGTTAACAAAAGACTTCAAAGATTATGGTTGGAATAGTGAAGCTAATGTACATAAGATATATCAAGGCCATGATAAAGATACAAATAAAAGAGTTATTATATCTACATGGCAATCAATCTATAATCAACCTAAAAAATGGTTTAATCAGTTTGGTACTATTGTTGGTGACGAGGCACACTTATTTAAGGCAATGTCATTAACAAAAATTATGACAAAATTAGAAAATTGTAAATATCGTTATGGTCTTACAGGTACTTTAGATGGTACAAAGACACATAAATTAGTATTAGAAGGTTTGTTTGGTACTGTAAATAAAGTAATATCAACGGCCGAGTTACAAGATAAAAAACAACTTGCTGACTTGAAAATATATGGTTTGATATTAAATTATGATAATGGTAGCAGACAATATGTAAACGGACTTAATTACCAAGAAGAAATGGACTTTTTGGTTGCACATGAAAAAAGAAATAAATTTATAGTTAACTTGGCTTCTAAGTTACAAGGTAATACATTGTGTTTATTTCAATATGTAGAAAAACATGGTGCAGGACTATATGCAGATATAACTAAGAAGGCCGAAGAAAAGAAGGTATTTTATGTTTACGGAGGAGTTGAAGCAGACGATAGAGAAAAAATTAGAGAAGTCACCGAAAAATCTGATAACGCAGTTATCGTGGCTTCGTATGGGACTTTCAGTACGGGCATTAATATTAGGAACTTGCATAACATTATTTTTGCTAGTCCTAGTAAGTCCAGGATAAGAAACTTACAAAGTATTGGTCGTGGTCTTAGATTAAAAGATAATAAATCAAAAGCTACTTTATATGATATTGCTGATGATTTAACATACAAAGAGAAAGAGAATTACACATTAGCCCATTTTAGAGAAAGGATAAATATTTACAATGAAGAAGAATTTGATTATGAAATCCATAATGTGGACTTAACAAATGGAAAACATAAAGATAATTAAACTAGAAAACGGCGATGATATTGTTTGTTCGTTTCCGAATGAACAATTACCAGAGTCACACGCTTTGTTAAGAATCACAAAACCTTTACAAATAAAATATATACCTCAACTAACACCTGGCGGTTTTAGAGATTATGTTGCCATGGTAAAATGGACAGCATATACTAGTGACCAGGTTATAACTATTCCTAAAACAAAGATTATGACTATAACAAATGCAACTAACGAAATGGCCAAATCATACGGCCAAGTTGTTAAAAATTATGATACAATTGATAAGGTGCCTGAAAAGAAACCAGACCTTCAATTTAAAAGAGAACGATTGAGTGACCAACAAAATGAAGAAATTAACGAAATCTTTGATGAGTTTAAAGACGAAGACCCTACTTTTCATTAATAATAATATTAGGTATAGGAGCTTCCCTCAAAGGCGGACACCGTCCATTATATCCATTTTTTGGCAAGAGTCAAGCGTGGATGAAATTAATTTAATTACAAACCAACATTGACAAATACAAGAGGATAGTGTATTATATGAGTATGAATAAAAAAACGAAAACACAAAAAGAACATTATGTCAATAACAAGGAGTTTTTGGCTGCCATGGTCGAGTACAAAAAGGCCATAAAAGAGGCAGAAAAGAAGAAAAAAGAAAGACCTCCTGTTACTGATTATATTGGTAGTTGTTTCTTAAAGATTGCAAATCACTTATCGTATAGACCTAATTTTATTAATTACACATTTAGGGACGATATGATTAGTGATGGTATAGAGAATTGTTTACAGTATTTGGATAACTTTAATCCTGAAAAATCAAATAACCCATTTGCTTATTTTACACAAATCATTTATTATGCTTTTGTTCGAAGAATACAGAAAGAGAAAAAACAAACAACCATTAAACAGAAATTAATAATGGAAGCTAATTATGATGATTTAACTTTGCAACCAGGTGAAGATAGAGAGTTTAAAAATCAGTTTACAGAATTCTTACAAAAGAATACAATTATAGACGAACCAGCTAAAAAAGAAAAGAAAACTAAAAAAACTAAAAAGGCGAAACCAACTTTAGAGTATTTTATTAATGAAGATAGCATTACTGAATGACACACACTTTGGTTGTCGTAATGATTCACCTGCATTTATAGAGTATCAAAACAAGTTTTATAATGAAGTATTTTTTCCATACTTGGAAGAAAATAATATCAAAACTTTGGTACATCTAGGTGATGTTGTTGACAGACGAAAGTTTATAAATCACAATACGGCTCATAACTTTAAACAAGTTTTTTGGAACAGACTTGAAGACCTAAATATTGATACACATATCATTATTGGTAACCACGATACTTATTACAAAAATACTAACGAAGTAAATGCCTTACAAAACCTCAACATTAACAAAGACGCTAAAATCTATACTAGAGCAACTACTGTTAATTTTGACGGCCTTGATATACTTTTCTTGCCTTGGATTTGTGATGATAATTATGATGATAGTTTATATGCTATTGACAATTCTACTACGACCATTGCAATGGGTCACCTTGAAGTTAAAGGCTTTGAAATGCACAAAGGCGTCTTCAACGACCACGGATTAGAAAAATCTCAATTTAATAAATTTGAAAAAGTATTATCTGGTCATTTTCACAAGAAGTCAGATGATGGCCGTATCTATTATCTAGGTACACAATACGAAATTACATGGTCAGATTACAAATGTCCTAAAGGTTTTCATATATTCGATACAGACACAAGAGAGTTAGAAAGAATACCTAACCCTATTAGAATGTATAAAAAGTTATTCTATAATGATAAAGAAAATGATTATACTAATTTAGATTTAGAACCATATAAAAATACTCATGTAAAAATATTTGTTACAAACAAAACAGATGAAGACCAATTTAATAGATTGGTAGAAAGGTTTTATACTACAATAAATGTACATGAATTACAAATTGTAGAAGACCCTATTGATGTTGCTTCAACCGTTAGAAGTGATATATTGGAACAAGGCGAAGATACATTAACTTTCTTAGGTAACTATATTGACCAGGCCGAAACTGGTGAATTAGACAAGAAGAAATTAAAAGACTTTGCTAGAGAATTATACGGAGAAGCGAGTGAATAATGCCAATTAAAAATGTAGAATGGGCTCAAATACCATTTGGTCCTTTTGTGATGAAGACAAAACTGCCTGATTATATAATTAAAAGATTGCATACTGATGGTAAAAAGAAACTACAAAGTTATAATAAAAAATTAGCAGGCCATTTAAAAACACAATTTTTATACAATCCTGATACAACAGGTTGGTTCTATAAAGAAACACAAACAATATGGCAATGTTTTAGAGAAGCACATTGTAACTTTCATGGTATTGAAAATCTGAGAGTTGAACTTGACGCACATGATTTATGGGTAAATTTTATGAAAGCAGGTGACTTTAATCCAATACACACACATGGCGGTGATTATTCTTTTGTTGTGTTTGTAGATGTACCACCTAAACTATCAAAAGAACAAGACGATTTCGAAGGCACATCAGCTAAACCTGGTTCATTAATGTTTGAGTTTACACAACAAGCAAAACCAAGGTGGGCAACCACAGGTCAAGCTATGAAACCACAAACCGGCGATATGTATATTTTTCCAGCATTATTGCAACATTGGGTTGCACCATTTAAATCTAAAATTACAAGAGTAAGTGTATCAGGCAACCTACAAATTATGAATAAAGACAAACTACCACATGATTACTTTTAAGAAGA